GTGCCTAAAAGCACACTTCCTAACGGAAAGAAAAAGTTGTATAAACTCCGTTGAAGAAATTGAGTGGTAAAGCGCAGTAAACTGCCCTGCCTCGCTCAAATAAACAAATTACGAATCGTTAAATTCATCAACATCCAAATGATCAATGGGCACCACTGCCCAAGCATGATCAATACTAAGCCAAACACCCCTCTTATTGAGGTCGTTAGGCCTACCCTTCATTCTGAACACCGGGATATGTGCACTAACGCACAACTTCTCGATGTCATCCACCGCTTCGTTTCGGACTGCTTCAATCAAACCCTCATCCGAAGTAAAGAATGAGATAGCATAAGCTGCACAGTCCGTGGTTTTCTGCTTGATTGCCAACCGGGAGCCAACATTGTCTGCTTGCACCAAGTCATAGAAGACTTTTCGGTCCCTCATCGCCATGTAGAGATCAAGTATGCAATCAAGAAGAGCAGGTTCGAAATCATCATACGATGCTCGAACGGCACTTCGCATGAAATGGTAATCCCTCTCAGACCAAGAAACATACCTATCATAAAAAGCTTCAGCAAGTTGATTGACCCTATCCATGTCCTTGGCTGGCTTAACCAAAGCCTTGCAAACCATTCTGACAGGGTCCGGGACTATAGAAGAATCCAAAAGGAACCTACCAGCGTGGTAAGGCGCCTTGTTGAAATCTTCAGTCAACTGAGTTGCGCGAACTTCTGGGGCCGTGACTGGTAATAAATTACAAATGCGATCGCAAATGTAATCATCGCCCTTGACAATTGCTATGACATCCTTAAGCTGATCAACACCGAAACGCTCAACCATTACAGTTAGCACTTCAAAAATGTTGCGAATCAAAGTAAAAGGATCACCAGAGCCGAGATTGTTTTCGGCCTGGCCGTCATAAAGACCGGAATGTAGTGACCTATACCTGTAGTAAGTAGACTGTTTCTCATAAAGCTCTGCCAAATGACTAGGAACTCCATAGAATTCGAGCGCAAGTCTAAAGACTCTCAAAGTGACAGGTGTGTGACTTGTGTCTTGACGCTTGACATCCGCCTGATAATTCTCCTCGTGGAAACGTGAAAAAGCATCACATTCTCTGAGGGCTCTGCCAAGTTCTGAATCTGAATAGCCTGAATCGAGGAAGATTCCTCTTCTGGACGCTAGCCTGACATTGCGCAAGAAGACTTTGCTCCACGGCCCTAGCAATGCATTATAGTCCGCAGGACTAGCCAGAACCGTTTGTCCGTAATTTTCCTCCATTGCAAAGGTCCGTTTCACTTTGACCTTGACTTGAGTTTTCAGAAAGCCATAAGTTCTGACAGAAGCGCTAGTCAAACCAAATGGATCACTCAGAAGATACTTACGAACAAAATCAGAACTTCTGCCGGCAATCCAATCAAGTGCAAGGGGTTCCCGCGAGTAATCATTGAACCCATCCACATCAAAGAAAGCGGCTTGAATGTCTGCGAAGAGCCTCTCCCCCTCAGCTTTTATATAAGCTTCATCATGTTCAATGATTCTTGGACGAGCGGTCCTTTCGACCACATTTTTCAAGTCAAGCACTTCATCTTTTGACGTCTGATTGACAGCCAACCTGTTCATCCCAGGGAAAACTGCTCTGAGTGGTTCCGGGTCAACGAAATTTGGCCTTCTAATTGACCATAATCCCATCGCAGCTTGAAAGTGCGGATACTTGACAGCATCGGTCTCAGCATAAGGAGTCTGGGCTCCCACCAAGCCAAGAAACCCGTGCGCGGTCCTGGCCACGATTTCCTCATGATCATTCACAGTAGCTTTTGGCCAAGGTCTCCAATCCTCTTTGATAGGACCCAGAGACAAGACCTTCTGCAATTGTGGCACCATGCCTCTCTGCTGCATCATGTCCAGAATCGGAGAAGATCGAACTTTCCTTGAAAGGACCGTCTTCAATGGCGCTTCCAGACGTTCACGATCCTGAACTTTCGTAAGCCTGCCGTCGACCTTGGACCAGTGTTCGAAAACAAGTCCATCAAGCTCGGTCAAATCGTGCTGATAGCAAGCCATGACCATTCCCTTCGAGTGTCTAGAAACGGCTACGTAAAACAGCCCTCTCTGCTGGGAGAACCATCTCTCAGTCTTGGCCATCTTTGAACACAACAGGAAAGAAAATTCTGCCCTAGTTCCTTGAACTCTACTAATGGACAACCAATCGATTTGTTTTCCATCATGAAAGCCGAGCTCCTGATCCGTCCGTTTCCAACCCAATACGGGTTCAAGTCTGTCCTTGTAAACCAAGGCATTCTCATACTTTGCATTGCCAATCCAGTCAAAGGCAACATGGTCCGGATCTACAAAGAAGATCGAATGCCTCTTGGCATTTCTAGTCTGAAACATCTTGACGAATTCATCTCCTTGAGCAGCCCACTTCAGCACTTCAAGAGCGTCCAATGGCATGGTATTTGAGACAAGCATTCTCATTATGGGGACCTTCATCACTTTCATGTCCTCAACAGTAATCTCAGCACCATCTTCATATTGCTGCTTCCGGTCACCCATGAGAATAACTCGCATGCCCATATCTTTGGCCTTACTAAGATAGCAAGCAAGCTCAGATCGTGTGTAAGCATAAACTTCGTCTATGACAAGCCAATGTCTGCCGCTCATGTTGTTCTTCGTCAGCTTGTGCCTGGTGACTGTAGTGCCAACGCGCTCATTTCGCCACTCCTGGGCCAGCTTCCTGGATGGCACGACAATGACAGCACTCTTGCGAGATTGCTTGATCAAAATTCTGACAATGGAACTTTTCGCAGCTCCAGCAATTCCATCCAACATCACAGACGGAACTCTTAGCTGCGACTCCCAAGAGAAATCCTTGAAGAAGTCTCCTGCCAACTTGTCGAAGAATTCTTCACCAAGATTCGTCGGCGGCCCTTGCAGCGTTGTCTGATTAAGAGTCAAATCGACTCTGTCTAGATCCATCGCCAATTGACAAACTCTGACAGCTCCTGAATCTGGCGCGGGGAACTCCGCCCCATCCGCCATAGCCCTCTTCAGATCCTCTTCGCTGCCGAATGCGCTAACAAAAGCTTCATTTGACCTAGATTGACCGTCTGCCTCAATGAACGACAGACCGCCGGCAGGATCAAAAATTGATTTGGTGAAACCCTCGTCCGCCTCCTTGCCTAATGCAATGCGCATCGAAGTGCTGACGTCGCCGACATCGGGCAGCTTGTTGTCCACCACCATAGGTTTCCGCCATTTCGTGAAGAAATCAAAGAAGCCGGCATCGTTGGTCTCCTCTTTTGATGTTCCGCCTGCATCTTCCTCATTCAAATCATCCGATTCAATGTCTGTTGGTGCTGTGTCGACACTTTCTGCCTCACTTTCGGTGCCAGAATCATCTGACACCTGTTCCACCAAGACTGCCTTATCAACGAAAGCTTCGCCCCAACCGTGGCCCGATTTCTGGCGACATGTCCAATGAGTCACGACATCATAATCGTGTCGCCCTCGCTTAGCCAAGCCCGGAATCCTACTATCTTGCTCAATGCCGAAGCATTTCCTCCAGCCATTCTTTGCACTTTCAGTCCAAGATCTCCCTGTTTTCTCGGAATAAAAGGCTTGGAGCTTACCAATCATGACAATAGCATCAGACTTATCTATACCAGCGCAAGCAATTGCGTGAGCAGCGACGCTTATGAACTCGCGATGTCCCAAGTTCCATGCTTTGTCCAGTGTAGTGCCGCCAATCCTGACGGCAGCCTCGAGTCCAAGAATACGACCTGTGGTGCTCTCGAACATGTTCTTAGCGCCGTTCAGCTGAATGACATACTTCACAACCTGCCCGAATTTTGCCTCCGGAACAGTAAAGTAAAGCATCTCCTTGCTTTCTCTAGGGAGATCTGGCAGAACATAATGTCCAGCATCAGGCATCTTCCACAATGTGTCGTGACTTTCCTGAGGCCCAACTCCAATTTGCAAATGTAGCAGGTAAGAGCTACCGATCTGAGCTACCGTCTCAACAGTGGCATCATATCCCCTGACAGGTCTATGTGGCTCTACCCAAGACATTGTTTTCCAAAAGGAATTGTCATATCCAGCCACGGCGGCTCCAAGAATGGACATCGAAAGCACGCCATCATCCCGCCTGGTGTATCTGACGTTCATGACGGTGTCATCCCACTGTTTTATCCTTCGATCCATCATGACAATTGGTATGTTGATAGACACGTAGGCCTGGGAAATTCCCGCCTTGATGC